TCCTGAATTATGGAATTTAAAATCAGAAGATAAATTTATTCCTGAAATTTATATGCAAGGAAGTGTCGAACAAAGGCTGTCTTTATTACAAGGATTATTAGACACAGACGGCAATATAGATGAAAAGGGAAGGGTCTCATTTACAACGACGTCTCCGCGATTAAGAGACCAAATAATCTTATTAGCAAATAGCCTAGGAATGATTGCAACTTATAACATTGATAAAAGAGAAGGAAAATATACTACGGATGAGTGTTACAATGTAAATATTCAAGCTAAAAAACAAATGAAACCAAAGATGTTTAGACTAAAAAGGAAACAAGATATAGCTATCAAATATGCTTCATCAACAAAAAGAGAAGAGTATAAAGATCACTTAGCAATAATAGATATTCGACCAACAAAGGAAAAAACTAAAATGACTTGTTTTACAGTTGATAATGAAAATAGTCTGTTTTTAATGAACGATTATATCGTTACTCATAACACTCGTATGATGATTGCCGATGCTTGCAACTTTGCTTGTGATGAAATTTATGATATATACGAACAAAAGTGGATACCTAATGGGAATCCTGAACCTACACTATACATAACAACCGAACAAGAGTTAGACGAGATTCAAACGATGATGTTGGCCTTTATTTCTGGAGTAGATGAGGATCGTATATTGACTGGCAGGTATTTAGCAGGAGAAGAAGATAGAGTTAAATATGCCGCGGAAGTAATAAAGAAAAGCCCTTTATGGATAGAAGAGATGCACGACTTTTCTCTTGATGATATTGAGAATAAGATTCGTTCTTATGTAATAGATGAGAATGTTAAATATGTAGTATTTGATTATATTCATACTTCATTAAAAATAATGGAAGAGATTTCAAGAAAAACTGGTGGGATAAGACTTAGAGAAGACCAAATATTATACATGTTGTCTATAAGGTTAAAAGATATAGCAAATGAATTGGGAATATTCATACTATCTAGCACACAGTTAAATGCAGATTGGGAAAATTCAAAGAATGGGAATCAGAACTTGTTAAGAGGTGCGAAAGCTATAGCAGACAAAATAGACTTTGGTGCTATTGTTTTACCAGTAACTGATGATGACCTAAAAGCGTTGCAACCCTTATTATCATCAGGGGCAATAGCCACTCCTAATTTGGTATATCATATTTACAAAAATAGAAGAAGTCAGCATACTAACATAAAGCTGTGGTGCTCGGCAAATATGAGTATTTGCAGGGTGACACCTGTTTTCTTAACTGATAATAATTACAAGGTAATACCATTGGAAAATTATAAGATAATAGTAGAAGATGATGATACATTTGAAGTTAAGTAAAATGGAATGTTAACTTCATTATTTTAAAGGAGGAGGAGTCTTTGATGATTGATACAAAAGCGCTGTGCAAACAATGTGTCAATAGGGAAATTTGTAAATATACAGAGAAAATATTTAATTTAACAGAAAGTATTAAAATAAAACATCCTTTTTTCGTTGAAGTTAAATGTAAATATTTCAAAAACATAATTTCAAAATCAAGAACAAGAACGGATGGAATGTAAAATGGCTTTTTATGATAAGGAGAAAATTAGAAAAGCCTTAAGTACGAATGACATATTTAAGCTAGTCGACTTTCTAGGTGGAGAACCAGTTTATACAAACTTTGGGTTTATAGCTAAAACTATATGTCACAACGGCCCGGGGAGAGGATCTGAAAAACTATATTTCTATGAAAACACTGGCTTAATGCATTGTTATACAAATTGTGGAACTATGGATATATTTGATTTTGTATCTAAAATTAAATCCATTGAGCTAGGTAGAGATATTACTTTTTACGAATCTATGGATTTTATAGCTAGATTTTTTAACCTTGATGGTGTTGAAGGTGACAAATCAGAATTAGGAATTTCCACAAAAGATGATTTACAAATATTAGCAAACTACAAAACCTTAATGAGTGAAAAGGAAGATTTAAAAATTGAATACAAAATTTATCAAAGTGAAGTGTTAGACAGGTTGTCCTTTATCCCACCAGCTTCATGGCTGCAAGAAGGGATCGGGATAGAAGCCATGAAAAAGTATGGTATTAAGTATTATGGAACAGAACATAAAATTGTAATTCCACATTACAATATTCAAGGAGATTTAATTGGGATTAGAGGTCGTGCAATGACTCAAGAAGATGTTGAGATGTTTGGTAAATATATGCCAATTAAAATAGGTAATATAATGTATTCACATCCTTTGTCTCAAAATCTGTATGGGCTAAATCATAATTTGGAAACAATTAATAAACTTGGGAAACTTATTATCTTTGAGGGGGAGAAGAGTGTCCTTCATTACGAGACAATGTTTGGAGCTGGTAACAATATATCAGTGGCTACTTGTGGAAGTTCATTATCTTTAATGCAACAAGAGATAATAAAGAAATTTTGTAAAATAGATGAAATTATAATTGCTTATGACAAAGAGTTTGAGGAAATAGGAGACGATAATTTTGTAAAGAATGTTGATTTTCTAAAAAGACTCGCAAGTAGAATGAATAATTTTGTGAAGGTGTCGATACTATTTGATAAAGATAAAGAACCAAAACTAAAATACAAAGATGCACCAATAGATCAAGGTAAGGAGGTATTCGAATACTTATACAATAACAGAATATTTTTATAAAGGAGATTGAAAATATGCAAGTAAATTTAATAAATGAAATCAACCCAAACTATACCGCCACAGAGCAAATATTGACTAATCGAGGAATACCTTATGATAAAATAAATGCCTATTTAAATACAACTGATTCAGATATAAATAGTTTTCTTGATTTAAATAATATGGAAGCCGCAGTAAAAATGTTATTTAAACATCTAAAGTGTAATAGTAGAATATTAATACAAGTAGATAGTGATGTGGACGGTTTCACTTCGGCAGCTTTATTGTACAACTACCTAAGAGCCAACTATCCCAATGCGAGAATGGATTATCAAGTACACGATCAAAAGCGTCATGGTTTGGATATGATAGACAGTATCTATCAGAACAAATATGATTTAATTATAGTACCAGACGCTGGAAGCAATGAATATGAGAAACATAAAGAACTGAAAGATTTAAACATAGATTGTTTAGTATTAGACCATCACGATGCTCCTTACGAGAGCGAATTTGCTCTTGTTGTAAATAATCAATTATCAGAGAGATATGAGAACAAGGATTTGTCAGGTGTTGGTATTGTATGGCAATTATGCCGAGCTATGGATCATTTTTCTATCGAGGAACCAAATAGACCTGCAGATAGCTATTTAGACCTGGTTGCTGTTGGGCTAGTTGCCGACATGGTAGATGTTAGGTCTTTTGAAACTAGGAGATTGATAGATAAAGGACTAGAGATAATAAATAATCCACACGCCAGAGGTAAGAATATATTTTTAACAAAAATTGTTGAAAAACAATCTTATTCACTAGGGTCGGAAGTTACTCCGACTGGAATAGCATTTTATATTGCCCCATTAATCAATGCAGTTGTTAGAGTTGGAACTCACGAAGAGAGAATTTTTATTTTTGAATGTTTCTTAGACGAAATTGCTAGTGAACTACTGCCTTCAACTAAAAAAGGTTCTAAACCAGGAGATACTGAAACAAGAGTAGAGCAAGGAGTTAGAATAGCTGGTAATATTAAAAATAGACAAAAAAAAGAACAGGACAGAGTTGCTAAAATATTTGGGCAACATATAGATCAAGAATATTTAGATAATAATAGTTTAATAGTTTTAGATACTGGCGGAACAGTTGCAAAAGACTTAAATGGTTTAATAGCGAACCAAATGCAAGCCAAATACAAAAGACCGGCTCTAGTAGTTTCTGAAGTGGATGGTTACATTGAAGGATCTGCAAGAGGCTATGAATCAAATATAATGAAGGATTTTAAAGAATACATTAATAATAGCGGTTTGGCAGAGTTCGCAGAAGGACATCCTAATGCCTTTGGAGTTAGATTCACAAAAGAAAATTTTAAGAAATTTATAGAATTTTCCAATAAAGATTTAGACTATGGCAATGCACACAAAGAATATGATGTTGATTTTATCATAGATTACGAAGATTTAGATTCAGACATGATTTTAGAAATAGCTAAACTGGAAAAGTTTTGGGGAACAGGTTTAAAAGAACCTTTTATAATGTTTAAGAATGTTGTTATAGATAAAACTAAAAAATTCTTAATGAAAGGAAATACATTAAAACTGATAGTCAAAGACATACCTTGTATTAAGTTTAAAGCACCTGAGGGAGTTTTTGAAGAATTGGCACCTAACGAATACACAAGCAGTATTATAGATATCGTTGGCAAACCAAACTTAAATGTGTTTAATGGTCAAACAATTGGGCAGATATTTATTGAAGATTATAATATAGTGGGTACCAAAGTTAATTTTTAGCGAAAGAAAAAGGAGAGATGAAATGATTACATTAACTAAAAAACAAAGTGACGCTATAAAAATAATGTCTACTAAATTTAATAATAAAGATCCTATAACTGTTATAGCAGGGTACGCGGGCTCGGGCAAGACATCGCTAATAAAATATTTCATAGAGAACAATGATTTAATGGATAAAACTCGATTCGTAACATTTACAGGGAAAGCCTCCTTGGTTCTTCGAAATAAGGGGCTTCCCGCCACCACTATCCACAAATTAATATATGATGCTTTTAAGAATAGAAGAACTGGTAAATTCTATTTTAGAAAGAAAGCAACTTTACATCCATCAATTAAGTTATTAGTAGTAGATGAGATCTCAATGGTGTCAGCTAATTTGTTAAGAGATTTAATGAGCTTTGAGATTCCCATAATTGCCCTTGGTGACCCAGGTCAGCTTGAGCCAATAGGGGAAAATAATGGACTCCTTAAAAAACCAGACTTCTTCTTGGATGAAATTCATAGACAAGCAAAGGACAATAGTATTATTAGACTCTCGATGATGGTGCGACAAGGAAAACCTTTACCACTGATATCTAATGACCCAAATGTAAAAGTTATAGAAAGAAAAGATGTAACCATCTCAATGTTGCAATGGGCAGATCAAATACTATGTGGTAAGAATATAACTCGCAGAAGTATTAATGCTGAAATGCGTAAGAGTATGGGTTATAAAGGTATTTATCCGAATAAAGGTGAGAAGGTTATCTGTCTTAGAAATTATTGGGAGACATTAAATGAAGACGGTGATCCACTAATAAATGGAACAATAGGAACAGTCACTGATGTTATAAAACCAGAGTATGAAGATAGTAAAAACATTTTAATGGAAGAAATTAATTTGAGTATTTCAGCTGATTATACACCAACTCCTTGGGAAATAATTCAAATCGACTCAAATATATTCAAAGGTTTCGCACCTTTTGCTCAACAAGAGCCTGGTAACAGTAGAATCTTTCATGAGTTTGACTACGGATATGCCATAACCACTCATAAGGCTCAAGCATCAGAATTTGATAAAGTATTAGTGTTTGAAGAAAGGTTAGCTGGATGTGATCATGCGCGATGGCTGTATACTGCTATAACCCGAGCAGTTAAACAGATTGTTATAGTAAAAGCGTAAAGGAGGAGGAATATGATAGATAGTTTCACAGGAGAAAGTTACTTTTTATCAAACTCTAGTCATTCGAAGATTAGAATGAATGGATTAATATTTAACAACGGCGAAGCAGCTTTTCAATCTCACAAAGACCCAAGTAGAGCTGCTGAGTTTGTTGGACTTAATCCTTCTGCTGCCAGGAGACTAGGCAGAAGTGTTAAACTAAGAGAAGACTGGGAAGAAGTAAAAGATCATATCATGTATCAAGTTACAGTAGCAAAGTTTTCACAAAACTTACATTTAAAAAAGAAGTTACTTGCGACTGGTGATAAAGATCTTGTTGCAGGCAATAATTGGAATGATAAATATTGGGGTGTATGCGATGGAGAAGGTAAGAATATGCTTGGTAGGATTCTAGTGTTAACTCGTGAATACTTAAAACACAAAGATAACATAAATAGATTAATAGCAGATCAAAAAAGTATGCCTGAGTACAAAATTATAAAAGAAAATTTAACTCCAACTGAGGCGGGTGATTAAAAAAGTCCAGCAAATTTTTGTTTTCATAATCTCAAATTTAAAATTCCAGTAAAAAGATGTTGCTTGAACATTTAAAAAAAATATAATATAATAATATTATAAGATAAAAAAAATAAAATTCATATG